TTCTGGCACGATAATGGTGGAAGAGATGCTATAATACAGGCACTTTCAAACGCTTTTAAAGGTTTACAATCGATACTAGGTCCTATAAGTGAAGCGTTTAAAGAGATTTTTCCCCCAATGACGGGGGCACAACTTGTTGCAATATCTAAAGGACTTAGAGATCTTACTGCAAATTTCAAAATGGGGGAAACGGATGCCACTAATCTTAAATTAACATTTAAAGGATTATTTGCTGTCTTAGATATATGTGGTCAGGCTTTCTCCGCAGTATTTCGCGCAGTTGCTAGTGTAATAGGCGTAACTGGCGGACTTTCTAGTGGAGTTTTAAGCGTTACAGCATCCTTTGGGGGATGGCTAGTTGGCTTAGATAATCTAATTAGAAGAACGGACATTTTTAATAAGGTACTACAAAATTTTGGAGACTTTGTAAAATTATTTGTTATAAGTGTTGAATCAGTGTTTGGTGCAGTTGGTGATAGTGTCGGTGCTTTTCTTAATACTATTGGTACCAATTTTAGTATTAATGGGTTTATAATATTACACGAGTTTCTTCAACGACTTAGTGACCGTATGTCTCAGGTTACAAATGCCGCAGGAAATATGAGTAGTGGAGTTGGAATAGCCGCACAAGATATTGGAACAGCAATTGGAAATCTTGGAATAGCTCTTGCTAATAGTAAATTTGTAAAAGTTCTTTCAGCTTTATGGACATTTACGAAGACTGTTGGAGAGGGCATAGTTAAGGTATTAGGACAGATGACAGATGCTCTTATTAATAAATTAGGAAATGCCGATTTTAGTAGTATATTAGATTTAATTAGTGGTGTATCGTTGGGAGGTCTTGCTCTAGCCATTGCAAAGTTTCTAAGTAATGTATCCAAGCCAATAGGCGAGTTAAAGGGCATGTTAGATGGTGTAACAAAGATACTTGATGGCGTTAGAGGTAGTTTAGAGGCATACCAAACAAAACTTAAGGCAGATACATTACTTAAGATATCCATAGCAATTGCTCTTCTTGCAGCGTCAATAGTTGCTATTTCGTTAATAGATTCTGGTAAGTTAGCTAGTTCGCTTGTGGCTATTAGTACTCTATTCGCTGAATTATTAATATCTATGGCTATATTCAATAAGATTAGTAAAGATTCAAGTGCGAGTGCAAAATCATGTCTAGTTATGATAGCAATGGCGTTAGCAGTTGACATATTGGCAACAGCTATGAAGAAACTTGGAGATATGGATTGGAATGGTATAGCTAAAGGAGTAGTTGGAATAGCAGCAATATCTACAACACTTGTGCTATCCGCAAAGATACTATCAAAAGGAAGTGAACAAATGATTAAAGGGGCAGGTGGTCTTGTTATATTTGCATTAGCAATTAAAGTATTAGCTTCTGCCTGTAAAGATTTGTCAACTCTTAGTTGGTCGGGACTTGCTAAAGGATTAGTTGGTGTTGGGGTGCTTCTTAATCAAATTCTTGTGTTTCTCAAATTAGCAAGTTTCAATAATAAAACATTAGTTACAGCAATTGGTATTCTCGTTTTAGCTTCGGCCATGAAAGTTTTAGCTTCAGCATGTAAAGATTTTGGAAGTATGTCCTGGGGCGATCTAGCAAAAGGTTTTGTAAGTATTGCCGCTTTACTTGCAGAGATTACTTTATTTACTAAAATATCTGGAGGAACTAAGGGCATAATATCAACAGGTTTAGCTTTAGGCGTTATGGCTGTTTCAATTAAGATACTGGCTTCTGCCTTAGTTACTTTTGGTAGTATGTCTTGGGAATCAATTGCTAAAGGATTAGTCGCAATGGGCGCAGCGTTAGATCAAGTTATTCTAGCGGCAAAACTAATGCCTAAAGATCTTGTACTTACGGGCATAGGTTTAATAGCAGTTGGAATTGCTTTGAACATATTAGCGGTTGCTCTTAAAACTATGGGTTCTATGTCTTGGGAGGAGATTGCTAAGGGCTTAGTTGCCATGGGTGGAGCATTAGCTGAACTATCCTTAGGTTTATATTTAATGAGTGGTTCAATGCTTGGATCTGCGGCTTTATTAGTAGCGGCGGCGGCCTTAGCAATATTGGCTCCTACTTTAAAGTTACTAGGTACGATGAGTTGGGAGAGTATTGCAAAAGGCTTGGCTACTCTAGCTGGTGTCTTTGTAGTATTAGGACTTGCAGGACTTGTATTAACGCCATTAGTTCCAACTATCCTAGCTTTATCGGCGGCATTCGTCTTAATAGGATTAGGTGTAGTTGGATTTGGGGCTGGGTTAGTATTAATGGGTATAGGTTTAACTACTGTAGCAACCGCCTTTGGTTTACTTGCGGCAGTGACTACTGCGGGGGCAACGGCTATAACGGCATCATTAACAATTATAATAACTGGTATAGCCGGGTTGATTCCTGTTATACTAAAACGATTTGGAGAAGGTTTAATTGAATTATGCAACGTTCTAATAAATGGTGCACCAGCCATTACTTCGGCAGTTGTCGTTATAATAACATCAGTTGTGTCTGCTATAGTTACGGCAATACCCGCAATTGTAGATGGAGTATTTAAACTTTTATCTAGTGTACTAACAGCTTTAGTTACGTATACACCAACAATTCTTCAACAAGTATTTACAATCTTACTTGAAGCTTTGAAGGTAATTTCAGATAACATTTCTTTAGTAGTACAAGCTGGTATAGATGTTGTAATTGGGTTTGTTAATGGTGTTGCTTCAAAACTCCCAGACATTATACAAGCGGCTTTTAACTTAATTATATGCTTTGTTAATGGTTTAGCCTTAGCTATTAATAATAATACACCAGCACTTGTTAAGGCTATGCAAAATCTAATGGACGCTCTTGTACATGCAGGTCTTCTTGTTCTCTCTGGTGCTGTTGGATCGTTTTCAAATGCCGGAAGTACAGTTATTAGTTATTTAGCACAAGGATTAAGAAACAAAGTAGGAGAAGTAACAAATGGCATAGCAAGTATAATGTCTAATTGCATTAGTGGAATAACAAATTGGGCAAGTAACTTTAGAAATGCAGGATCTAACGTTATTGATGGGTTTGTTCAAGGATTAAGAGATAAAATAAACTATGCTGCAAGTTGGGCATCTAACTTAGCAAACTCCGTATTAAATTCGGCAAAAAGTGTTCTAGGAATTCACTCACCATCTACAGCATTTGCCAGTTTAGGTAAGTATTCTGTACTTGGATATGCTAACGCTTTAAAGGATTATGCTAGTAAAGTTACAGATTCGGCTAAAAATCTTGGTAAAAGTGCAATTAGTGCAATGTCTAGTGCCATTTCTGGCATTTCAGATGCTATTAATGATGGTATGGACAGTAGTCCAATTATAAGACCTGTTCTAGACCTATCAGAAATTCAAAATGGCAGTAAGCAATTATACGGTATTATGGATAGTTTAGGCAATTATGCTATATCTGGATCTCTTGATACGGTTAATAGCACGGCTAAAACTATGAAAACAAATCAGACTGCCGACGAGTCCGTTAATTCAACAGGGATATTAAAAGATGCTATAGATTCATTAAAAACATTTGCATCAACTGTTGGCACAGGGGCTAGTAACGTATTTCATATTACAAGTACTGATCCTAAAGCGGCAGCATTAGAAGTAGCAGATATCTTACAAAGACAAGTAGAAAGGAGAGATGCTGTATGGGATGCGTAACTTTTAATGGAATACAATCTCAAGATCTTCATATTCAGGTAGAAGCCCCTCCTGAGTATGAGACTCCTGAAAGGGATTATGACGTGCAACATGTTCCTGGTAGAAACGGAGATATTGTACAGGATAATGGGTCTTATAAGAACGTAGATCGACCATACAAAATAGCAATAGGCTCATTTGATGAAACATACACTGTGATGGCTAATCGTATTTCGAAATGGCTACATGCTAAATCTGGCTACGGACGATTAGAAGATTCTTATGAACCAGACTATTATAGACTTGGTATGTACTTAGAAAGTGGGTCTATAGAGAATTTATTTGAACATGCTGGTAGAACAACCATAAAATTTAACTGTAAACCTCAAAGATTTCTTAAATCAGGAGAAGTGACACAAATTCTAACGACAAATAGAACATTAGTAAATCCTACCGATTTTGTAGCGTTACCAATCATTACTGTAAAAGGTACTGGCAATGGAGTCTTGCATGTTGGTGCATCCATAGTGACGATTACGAACATTATAAATTATATTACACTCAATTGTGAGATTGGAGATGCTTATAACGGTTTGATAAATCTAAATAGTTACATCGTACTTTCTAATAAAGAATTTCCTAAATTGGTTCCAGGAGACAATGCTATATCCTTTTCAGGGGGAATAACCTCAGTTGAAGTTACTCCTAATTGGTGGACCATATGATTACATTATTTGATACAAATGAAAACGAATTTATAACTAATGGATTAGGTTCTCTTAGTGATGCTACCACATGCCCAATTAGTGAGGAAGCAAATGGCGCATACGAATTAGAAATGACTTATCCAATTAATGGTCTTCATTATTTAGACCTTTCTTTACGAAAATTAATATTTGCAAAGCCTAATCCGTATGTAGATCCTCAACCTTTTAGGATTTATGCTATATCAAAGCCTATAAATGGGATTGTTACAGTAAATGCTCAGCATATAAGTTATGATTTAACGGGATATCCAGTACAACCTTTTACAGCAGAAAATATTCAAAATGCCCTTATTCAACTTAAGACTTCTTCAGTGTTGGTCTGTCCTTTTAATTTTATAACAAATAAAGAGACTGTTGGCGAAATGATTGTTTCTACTCCACGTAGTATTCGTTCATTACTTGGGGGTTCGACTGGCTCGATTATAGATATCTATGGTGGAGATTATGAGTTTGATAGATTTGATGTTAAACTTCATGATACTCGAGGAGTTAATAGAGGGGTGTCTATTCGTTATGGAAAGAATCTTTTGGATCTAAAACAAGAAGAGAATTGTAGTTCTGTATATACTGGAGTATATCCTTTTTGGTACTCTCAGAACGATGGAACCTTACTTGAACTTCCAGAAAAGATAATTAATGCTCCAGGAACTTATGATTTTACTCGAATATATCCACTAGATATTACATCGTATTTTCAAGAAGCACCAACTGAGCAAGAGATAAGAAATACTGCAAATAACTTTATGACTAATACAGGAATCGGTATACCTCTTGTTTCTATAAGTGTAGCTTTTGCTCAACTCTCACAATCAGAAGAGTATAAAGATTTTGCAATACTTGAGACCGTTAATCTATGGGATGATGTGAATATCGAGTTTCCTAATTTAGGAGTAAGTGCAACTGCGAGATGTATTAAAACTACGTATGATGCAATTACTAATAAGTATACAAATATTGAATTGGGCGATGTTAAATCCAATCTTGCCACTACAATATCAGCAGGAAGTATAGCAGTAAATGCCAAAATTGATGGATTAGATGCCTTCTTTACCAAAGAAGTAGATAATCTAAAGATTGATGTGGCAGATATTAATGTTGCCTTAATTGGAACAGTAAATGTTACTTATTTAGAGGCTAATTATGCTCACATGACAGATGGTGTAATTGATAATGCAACAATTGATTATGGTAAAGTTAATAACCTAGATGTAGAAGTTGCAGATATAGTGTCGGCTAAGATAGCACTAGTAAAAATTGGAACTGCTCAAATTGAGGATGGAGCTATTACCACTGCCTTGATTGCAGATGCCGCTATTACCACTGTTCAAATTAAAGATGCAAGTATAACGGATGCTAAAGTCGTAGATTTATCTGCTAATTCCATTACTACTGGAACACTTTCTGTTGAAAGATTAATCATAAGGGGAACTGATAAAAGTCTTGTCTTTGCTCTTAATAATATAACTGGGGCAATGCAAAGCGAGGCTGTTGATACTTTAAATGGCGAGATTTTAAGTTCTAGAACAATAACGGCAGATAAAATAGTTGTAGCTAGTATAACCGCTAATGAAATTCATGCTAATACAATAACGGCTAATGAAATTGCCACTGGTACAATAACAGCGGCTAAAATGGTTGCTGGTACAATAACAGCGGTTAGTGGTATTATTGCTAATGCGGCAATTAGTACTGCACAAATAGCCGATGCATCAATAACAAGTGCTAAGATAGATACAATAACTGCAGATAAAATTCATGGTAACACCCTTACATTAGGTG